ATCTCTTCGCCATTATTCGCAGCGCACTGTAAAAGCAAAACCCACGAGAAATGGGTTCAAGACCTCAACGCAAACAAATCCAACTTCTTTATAGAAACCCAAAAACTCCGCGAAGTCGTTCACGCGCAGAAAATTATGATAGGAAAGTTGGAGTTGGACATATCTAGTAAAAATATCACGATTGCGTATCTCACTCAAGAACTCGCAAAGATAATGAATGGAAGAGGAGCGACATCGGCGAATGATATGTTATTATGTTGAAACAGGATTCATTCGTCCAAAATACAACTCTACGTTCTCTGCGTTATGTATATTCATATCTATTCTTATTTTTAATTATATTTAGTAACATTCCATTCCAATGAGCGACACAACTAGTATTGACGACCTTCCTTTAAGTAGCCAAACACCGGGTTCGAGTCATCATCACACCCCTTACGGGGGCGGCAATATCGGCGGTGGCGGTGGTGGTGGCGGCGCGCCACTCATCTACTCCCCCAATGTAGGCGGCGATCCGATGATGTCCCACGGTCCAACGCAAATCCCAGGGAGCGTGATGAACGAAGTCCTCCAAGGCGTCCAACGCGCTAGCGCCAACGGGATGACAATGATACCTACGAGAGATATTCCAATGAACCCCAACTCATACACACACGACGACCAGTCACGACCCAATTATGTCCCGGAACATCCCGGGTCCGGCCATTTAGCAGGCGGCGGAGGCGGAGGCGGCCACGACTATATCAAAGAACACACTTCCATGGAAAGCATCGTCCGCGCCAATGCGCGCCAGTCTAACCAGCTTGACACCATTGAGGCGATTTATTACGACCTTCAAATGCCGATTCTCATCGGTGTTCTTTATTTCATATTCCAGATGCCCGTTTTCCGCGCACAACTGCTCCACTTCCTGCCGTCGTTATTCGGCGAAGATGGGAATTTCAAAATCATGGGTCTAACCGCCACGAGCGCGATGTTCGCAGGCACGTTCTTCATTATTATGAAAGTATTCAATAAGTTGGGTGAAGGGTTGAGGTGATGTGTATTTGCTACTCTCAGTCCCTCCGCGCTTTTTTCCGCGTCTTCTTCGCCCCCTTCGCCCCCTTCGCCTTCGCACCCGCGTGCTCATAGGGAATATACCGCAGGAACCACTCCTCAAATTCGCGCGAATCACGCTTCCCCTTCAACTCCTCGTATTTTTGCGTCTTCTCAAACCGCATCGACTCCAACGTCGGTTGTTTTCCATAACAATTAATACTGAAACGCCGTAATAAACCGGTCTGCTTGAGACGGTTATGTTGCTGGACGTCAAACAGAAACTGTGACATACACAGAATACGACTCACGTCGTAGTATACGCGGTCGGCGTAAATGAACGCCAAGTAGAAACTCAACATTGTATCAATTGTCGCAATACGAATAGACTCGCCCGCGCCCGCGCCCGCGCCGCCGTCACCGTTTACCCGTATTGTATTATAACTATGACACGCGAGAGGCTTATACAAGAACGCGATGACCTCATCACCGATGCGAATATCGTAATGCTCGGAAATGACCTCGCCGATGCCTGCGTGCTTCGTATATTTGACGTCGGTATACTTATGCGCGGTGAGTTCGCGGACGACGGCTTCGCATAGTTCACGCGGTTCTTCCGAGAGAATATCAAAATCGGGGATTTTCTGGATGATACGGCGTTGGTGTTTTGGCATATACCGCGAATACAGGATGTTCGCATACCCGCCGAAGAAGACCGCGCGGTTCTTGATAAATACATCACGGACGATATTATAGATATCCGTCTCGGCCAGTTCTTTCTCTCGGTTGCTTAAATATGAAACATTGGATTTATTGACGGAGTATTCGGGGATCGCCTTCGTATCCGCCGCGCTCGCTTCTCGGCTCGCTTCTCGGCTCGCACTCCTGCTCGCGTCGATGTCGCTCACTTTCATCGAATATAAGATGAATGTGTCATCCGCCCCCAGTAATCTCTCGTAAGTCGCAACCAACCGATACTTATGCGTGAGTTTATCTTCCTCCACCGTATACTTGAAGTCTCCCATCGTCTCCTCATGGGAAGGGACCGCGTGATACAATCGCTTCAAATACGCGCCTAGGGTATGATACTTCCGAATCACGCCGCTGATTGCTTTACGCTTCAATGCTTTTATAGAACGAGTCGCACTGCGACTGCCGCCGCCCTTCTTCACGGTCCTCGTCGCGGACCTCGTTCTCGAAATACTAATTTCCCCCGTATTCGCCTTCGTCGCCCCTTCAAACCCGCGCTGGTATTCTATTTTATCGCATTGATACCCTTTGAGTGGATAATGGGTGTTTAATAGGACCAACCGCTTCTGGACTTTCTCCCAACGAGAAACATCGCCATCTGGACGCGATAGTTCTAAATACATTGCCATCCGAAGAAAATCAGGCGGAGCGTAGCGGATTTCCTTCTTAATAATCGCATCTCGAGAGATTGTCTTAAATAGCGCGGGCTCCATTTGCGTAATATCCGCAATTCCCGTAAAGTTCACGAACACCTTATACGTGCCGTGATGGACGCCCGACTTTGCTTCCACGTCTTCATATCCCGCCTTGTAATAGATATCCGCGAGCTCCTTTGCGTGATCCAACGCATTATCTGAATAAAAGTCATAATCGGGAAGCTCGATGTCCTTATTGTAAAACTGGGCGTCTTCGGGGAGGATATTATTGATGGCAGTGCCGCCATAACAGACGAGCTTTTTACGCGCGATGAATTCCTCGACGATGGAGATGATTTTCTTAACCTGTGGGTCCTGGATGATTTTCGCACCTTTTCGTTTTTCCATTACATCGACGGCTTCGCGCAGGATTTCGAGCTCTTTTTCATCGTAGGACATCTTGTCGTCGCCGTCGCCGTCGCCGTCGCCGTGCTTGTGTTTGTGCTTCCGCGACATTCAAATACTTTTATTCTGAATAATAAATTATATGATGTTAGTTATCATATGATTAGAAAATACTCTCGTGGCTCGTCTTCGTTGCGTCGTTGCGGCTCCGCCTCCACTCGCAACGAACACTCGGACAGTCGTCGTCTATCCATTCGCTCGTCTTGTGTTATTGTATGACGAACGATATTGTAAAGGAATTTTGCGGATCGTGTGGAGCCGACCCGAAGGGTCAGGCGCAACGAGAAACGCAAAATTAAAGGGTTATCTTGACCCCACCCGCCGCCTCCGCAGGTCGCGCCTCCATCGACGCTTTCGGATTGGGCGGTGCCGGCGGAGCAATCGTAATCGGAACATACCGGAGGTCCTCCGGTTTCAAAATGAACGCATATCCCACCGACGCGAATTTATCCTCATACGCCTTCAACTTCTCATCACGCGCCTCCTCCTGAAAGCACATCGCCGCAATTTGGCACCCCCACGTAAACGGCCCGTTGTGTCCGTCATTGATGGGTCGCCCCCCTTTATCCGGGAGAACCAAGCACATATTCTTCTTATTCGCGTCTTTAAATGCCTGTGGATCGCCCACATTTTTCACACCAAAATAGGTATACTTACTAAGAAACATCGTATTCGAACTCATATTTATCAGCTCAAACAGTTTCGTTTTACGGTATACGGGGTTCGTCCCGTCCACCATCAGAATGATTTTCCCTTTGAAATCCGAGAGATTTTCATTGCCTAAATCTTTGGTTTGGTATTCGCGTCCATATTTCGGTCCAAGCAGGTTTCGCGCGACGGTCTTGCTCCCCATAATGACCTTTGCCAGGTTGTCATACATTGTGATATTTTGCGACATAATTCGCATATGGATAATGAAGGGATCGCCTGGATTGGGGCATTTAGAACCGGAGAATGCGTAACTCCCGATGACTTCAAATGCGTCGGACACGGGAATATGGTTATACGTTTCCTTATAATTAAATGAATTCACAGAAGATGATGCGATGACTGGCTGATTATCCACCGAAAACACCTCGAAGTCGATGAAACGACATCCACGCGCGAGGGTGTAGAGACAAGCGTCCATACTGACTGTCGAGTTCTTGAATTTATCGGGGTTGAATGCGTTATATGCCGCCTTGATATAGTAATCGCGCAGTTTGAACCGGCTTTGACTGTCTTCCGGGTTGATGGATGTGATGTTCTTGTCGATGAATTCTTTCGTGTTTGCGTCAGGATTTTCCAAACCTTCTTTTCCGGGCGGCGGCGGCGGCGGTGGCGGCGGCGTAGTCCGAGCGGGAGCGGACACGACGACGGGCACGACGGGCACGACGGGCACTAACTTTTTACGCTGATGTATCGTCATTTCATTTTCGGTTGTGTCCACTGTAAAATTCTCGGTGGAAAGCACGCCGCCGCCGATTGACGACCGGACCTTTGTAGGAATAAGTTGTTCGATTTGTGAAAGAAACGTCTCGATTTCTGACTGTGGTGTCGTCGTCGTCTTCGCCGCCTTCGCCACGAATCCTTCGCGCCACTGCCGCCGCTGATAACACCGCGTCTTAATAAGTTCCGATATTTTCCATAATGCGAACACCAATATAATAATGCCAATAAACACGATTTCTATTTGTGATTCTTTCATTGTAATTATATACCACGGATATAATTATTATATAATTATATAGATTTTATATAAAGCTATAATAACGATAATCTATACTAAAATAACGCGCAATAGATAATGACCGGCGGTCTATTGAATCTCATTGCCACTGGCAACCAAAATGTGATTCTTAACGGCAACCCCAAAAAATCCTTCTTCAAAAGCACCTATCTTAAATATACGAATTTCGGCCTTCAAAAGTTTAGAATTGATTTCGACGGTCAGAAGAAACTCCGAATGACAGAGGAATCCAAGTTCACGTTTTATATGCCGAGATATGCGGAACTGCTGATGGATACGTATGTCTGTGTTACTCTCCCCTCCATCTGGAGCCCCATTCATCCGCCCGCAAATGTTGGCGATATGTGGGCGCCTTACGAGTTTCGCTGGATTGAAAACCTCGGCACCCAAATGATTAAAGAAATCACGATTTCCGTCGGCGGTATGACCCTCCAGCGTTTCTCCGGCCACAATTTGGCGGCGATTGTCGAGCGCGACCTAGACAACACCAAGCGCGACCTATACAACCAAATGACCGGCCACGTCCCCGAATTATATAATCCTGGTTGTTCGGGTGCGCGCCTGAATCAGTATCCGAATGCCTATCGCACGTCCAATATCGCCGGCGCGGAACCCTCTATTCGCGGACGCAAGATATACATCCCCATTAATGCGTGGTTCACACTTTCCTCCAAGATGGCGTTTCCCCTCGTATGTCTCCAATATAACCAACTCCAGATTGATGTCACACTGCGCCCCGTGAAGGAATTATTCACCATTCGCGATGTGGGTGACTCCACCAATTATTGGCCCGTCGTCCAACCCGACTTCACGAACCCCCTCCACCAAATGTGGCGATTTTTATACCCGCCCCCCAGTATTGATTTATCACTGAATTCATACCCGAGTCTTCGCACAGACTGGAATGCGGATGTCCACCTGATGGCGACCTACTGTTTTCTCTCGGATGATGAATCCAAAGTGTTCGCCGCGAATCAGCAGAAATACATGATTAAGTCGTATTATGACTGGACGTTCAATGATGTGACGGGGAATAGGAAGGTGAAAATAGAGAATTCAATGGGAATGGTGTCGTCGTGGACGATGTTTTTCCAACGGAGTGATGTCAATATGCGGAATGAGTGGAGCAATTATACGAACTGGCCGTATAATTATCTGCCGTATGATATCATCCCTGCGCCTATCGATGATGACTGGCGCCCGTCGTCATTTACTGAAAACGTCACCACCGCGAGCGACATCCAGACGACGGCGTGGCAAGCGCGCCCCGATTTTTCGAACGACCGCTACTACTACGATAAGAACGGACCGAAGAACGGCATTGGGCCAGGTATTAATCCGGGCGATAAACGCCTGACCGGCCTTCATATTACGGGGGATTTTCAGTCGGAGAACGAGCGCGACATTTTACAGATGTTGGGGATTTCACTGAATGGGAAATACCGCGAGAATCTGCTCGATGCGGGGGTATACAATTACGTGGAGAAATATACGCGGACTCGCGGAAGTGCGAAACCGGGGATATATTGTTACAATTTTTGCCTGAACTCGGACCCTTTTGACTTACAACCTAGCGGTGCTATCAATATGAGTAAGTTCAATCAGATTGAGCTGGAACTGACGACGATATATCCGCCGTTGGATACTGCGGCGGAGGTGAAGGTGATTTGTAATCCGAACACACGAGAGATTATCGGTATGAATAAACCGAATGTGAATATTTATTTGTATTCGTATGACTTCCATATACTGGAGGAGCGGTATAATGTGCTGACATTTGTGTCGGGGAACTGTGGGTTGATGTACGCGCGGTGATTCCGTAGCTCCGCCTCGCGCGATGCGCTCGTTTCCGCTACTCCGCTCCGTGGTTCACGTCGCCGGGTTGTTCGGTATTTAGCACAGGCACAACGCCGAATGAATAATCTATTGTATATATAACCTGAATACATATACAATGGCGGATGACGATAATGAAGAAATAAACGACGGCGCCGAAGAAGAGAGCACATTTAGCAAAGTCGGCGGGATGTTCGGTGGTAGCGACGATGCCGATGCCGATGCCGAGGACAAGGACAAGGACAAGGGCAAGGACGCCAAAAAAGCCAAAGCCGCCCCGAAATCAATGTTCGATATCGCCGCACTTAAAGAATTCGGATTGAGCGTCTTAACACTCTTCATCGAAACCATCATTATTTCCGTCATTTGTGTGAATATCCTCTTCTACTCCGCGCCCGAAAGTATCCGTATGAACAGTCTCAATCTAGAAAAGCTATTCCCCACCGACCGCCACAAATGGCCGTATTGTTATACCAATGAATATACATCGTGTGACGCAGATTGCGAAGATAAGTTCGGCGGAATTGCTGACGACCCCAAACTCCCGTCAACTAAAAAAATCTATCTGAAAGCCGCGATTATTCTAGATACTTATATATTTAAATGGTTTTGCCTGACAAAAGAAGAACTGGATATGATAAAAGAGAGCGTGGATGAAGGAGTAACGAAGGTCAATCTCCTGAACTGGGATTTTATTAAGTCGAGATTCAAGCAATGGATTAACAATTCTTTTATATTCTCATTCTCATCGGACCGCGCGATGATGCTCTATATCTTTGAGTATATCACCAAACTATCGCACAGCATCCCGAAGGAATTATACGACGTCATCTCGCCGTTGTTGATTATTTTTATGCCGGTCGTCTTTCTTTTATTCGCCGGATTCATGCTGATGGGTGGACCCTTTTTCACCACCGTTATCGGAATGATATTAAATCCTACCGATAATCGTAAGGAATTTATTGGCGGGTCGTTATGGTCGTTATTTACTGGGTTTGGCCTCGGTATATTGCCCGTCATAGCCTACATTGTCCAACTCATTCAATTCATCGGCACATTCTTTATATATCCGCTACTTCACTGGGACCAGTATCGCGAATTGTATGCGCGGTATGTGCCCATTATATTCTTCTTCTTCAATTTGACACTGATGTTTTACGCGTTTGAGTATCTGGACCTCAATGTTGCGGCAATTGTAATTCTGATGTTGCTGACACTGTATCTCACGCACTATTGGGCGGGCATTATGAACTTTTTCGATAAAATAAAGAATTGGGGAGCGTAATGTAGAAAGAACATAAACAATTCATTGTATACAGTATTATACTTCGTATTATACAGTATTATACCGCGTATTATACAATGGGTAATGGAAAAAGGACACACACATTGGTCGCGGCCGAACCTGATAAGTCAACGCCCGAGTATTTCAAAAAATACCCCTTTGTGAGTGTATGTACTCCCACATTTAACCGTCGCCCCTTTATTCCCGCGATGCTCGCGTGCTTCAATAACCAGGATTACCCGCAAGACCGTATGGAATGGATTATTATCGATGACGGCACCGATCTAGTGGAAGACCTGGTCGCATCGCACCCTCGTGTGAAGTATTTCAAATACGACACAAAAATGACACTGGGAAAGAAGCGCAACCTGCTTCACGAGAAGTCGCGCGGTGAAATCCTGGTCTATATGGATGACGACGACTACTACCCACCCCAGCGCGTATCTCACGCGGTCCATATGCTGGTTACACACCCAGACGCATTGTGTGCGGGTTCAAGCGAGATTTACATTTATTTCAAACACATCGGGCAAATGAAGCGGTTTGGACCCTATGGGCCGAATCACGCGACGGCGGGAACATTTGCGTTCAAACGTAAATTGCTGAAACAGCACCGGTATAATGAGGAGGCGTGTCTGGCGGAAGAACGCGCATTCCTGAAAGATTATACAGTCCCCTTCGTCCAACTCGACCCGATGAAGGTCATCCTAGTATTCTCTCACGACCATAATACATTTGATAAGCGCAAGTTGCTGATAAACGCGAACCCGGATATCGTGCGCGATTCGCCCAAGAAGGTGATGGACTTTATAAAAGACGCCGCACTACGTCGATTTTATATGTCGGAACTGGAGAAACTTCTGGAAGATTATGCGCCGGGGCGACCTGAAATGAAACCGGACGTCATCGCTCAAACTCTACAACTGGAGAAGGAGCGCGCGAAGATGGCGGAAGACGCGGCTGCGGCGGGTGGAGGCGCCGGCGGGCAAATCATTTTACAGCAGCCTGGGCAAGCACCGGTTACATTGAATAACCAACAAGTCGTCCAGATTATTCAGAATTTACAGGCCGACCTTGATACGCGTAATAAAGAAATCGAACAGTTAAAGCAGGATAACCGTGTGCTTAAAGAGCATTGTGAGCAGCTACTAGGCGACCGTCTTCGCGCGCCGTTCACTCCGGCACCGGCACCGGCACCGGCACCGGCTCCCGAGCCCGCGTCCACTTCCGTATCGACCGAACCCGAGACCATATTTGTATAGCGAGACTACCGTTCGAGAATTCCATAATATAGAATTCATAATATAGAATAAATTCTATATTATATTATATTACATTACCGTATTACCGTATTACCGTATTACCGTATTACGATTTTACGATTTCAACCGATTTGATAAGCATGACCAAAAAACTGTTCTTTGATTCGTGAATCACAAACTCGCGCGTCTTATTATATTCTTCAAATTTATTCATGAGAATACCTTCAATCTCGCTCACCGGGAGGTCATCATCTTTGGTTTTATATTTGGGTTGCTTCACGTCGTCGTCATGGTCGTCGTCGTCGTGGTCACGTGACCGACCCCCCCTGGACTTCGATTTAGATTTCTTATTCGCAGACGCAGATTTCTCTGGCTCAATATACTCCCACTCTCCAACTGCCTCAATCGTTTGATTATTTGTATTGAAGGAGATGGAATCTGAATTGAAAACCAGCGCAGAATCGGGTGCGTGATTATATTCGACAAGGTCCATTTCGGTGATTAGGTCAAACTCGTCCAGAAATTGATTCTTGCGAAGATAGCTGCGAATATAGCTGATAATTTCGGGTGTTATTTTCACGGTATACGTCTTATTGTCATTGTCACTGTCGCTACCGCTGTCGCTACCGCTCTCGCTGTCGCTGCCGCTGCCGCTACCGCTTCCACTTCCGCTGTCGCTACCGCTACCGCTGTCGCGGCGGCTCCGGCTCCCGCCGCCATTGGTCTTCTTTTTATCCGAGCTGGTTGTTGGCGTATTTGTAGAAATACATTCTACTTCAGTATCTAGGATTAAGCGATATTTGGAATCAAAAGAGATAGATGCGCCCATGAAATGAATGGAATTGAATGGAATGGAATGGAATGGAATGTTTCTAAATATTGGTAATATCTTTTTGGACTTATTCAAACGCGTATTTCCGCAGTGATAATATCGCCGCCATCGACACTTCGGTCCGCTTCGTTTTCGCAATCCGACTCCATTTTCTCCATATATTTGTCTAAATACCGGTAGATACGATTGATGTCCAATTTCGTGATTTCATACATTTCCAATATGCGCGGAATTTCATCCTCGGAATACTGCTTTTTAAGCGTCAAGAAAAATGCAAAGAGGTCCTTCTGGTCCATCGATAGCTGGATACACAGGTTCTGTATAAATAATTGATTATTGTATTCCGTGCTGTATTTTGTAAGCACCTTCGTAAATCGCACTTCCGTAGGATGAAACCGCGCCTTTTTCGGGAACGATTTGTGATAAAGGTGGTGGTTGTAAAATGTTTTAATCAGGGATGACAATTCATTGAATAGCCAAATCTGGTTCTGGAATGTAATGCGGTCAAAATAGTCCGCCTGGCAGATATTGTCGAGGACGAGTTTATAAAAGGGCGCGGATACCGAGACGGGCAATTTCTCGAGAACGTCAATCACATTTTCGTGCCATAACAGCCCAATCGTCGTGCGGTCCGTCTCGTTGATGAGGACGTTATGCTCTGATATCGGATAGGATGTATTCATTAATTTTTCGGTAATTTTCTTGATGTCCTCATTATAGGTCTTCGGCTGGAATATCGCGTGGAGTATATTATTCGCGAGTATCGTGTTCGACTTTTTACTCATCTCGGCCACGGCGCCAAGTTTGCGTAGATTACCCTGGACGAATGCGATGATGTTTTTCAAAGTCGCCGCGTCAATATCCGGTATCGTCATATCAATAATGCGCGTCATTTGCGCAGGGGTCGGTGTCTTCAACTCGTATACATAACACACCTTCATCAGCTCTTTGATTTTCTTGTCAATGTGGTAATTCCCGATACATATAATGGGGTTCATCGTGATTTCCTCCTGCTTCTGCTTCTTCGTCTTTTTTGGGCGAATAAGTTTGATGAGAGATGTAATCCCGCCCTTGTCGCCGTTATTCATACCGTCGAGTTCATCCATAACGACGACGATTTTCTGGACTTTACGCTGGAAGATGGACATGATATTCTTATCGGATATGTTATGCTGGGTGATGGAGTCGATGATGGATTTATTGCGTATATCGCCTGCGTCGTATTTCACCATATCATAGCCGAGTTCTTTAAGTAGGCGGATGACGAATTCGGTTTTTCCGGTACCTGGCGCGCCATAGATGTAGATTCCCCGTTTAAAGGTAAGGTCGGATTTGTTTTTTTGGAAAGAGGCTAGGAAATCGCGGATATTGTTGTAGATGGATTCACGTCCGAGGAAGTTTGTGTAATTCCCGGCCCCGAGAGATTTTGATCCAATTTCCATTACACGAAATGACGCTATTTACACACAAATTTATCTTTTTATATATTATAACCGAGTATATTCAGAAAATGGACGCGATTCAACAGTTATTTGCGCCTCTCGATAAGGACTATTGTTTGCTATTTTACTGGCTTACTGTCGTGAATTTTATTTTCTTGGCAGTGGCGGGTCTAGGGTTCATTTCATCACTCGTGCTCTTATTTAGGGGAAAAATCACGATAATGAGCGGAGTGTATTCGTTCTTGATGATTCTGGTATACGCCCTGATGTATTTCCAGAGCCGTCTGTTCTACTCGATGTGCGTCACTGGAAATATGAAGATGGGTTCCTACGGAGTTGGCGCGCCTTCTGATTCTCTTCCCGCAGTGGCGAAGGCCGCGTCAAGTGCCGCACCAGGCGCATACGGCCGCCTATAGGCGAAAGCGCAGACGCGCAGACAGGCACACCACATTCGATGACATAAAATAAATAACCGATGGTTTATGTCATTGTATTCATATAGCGCACTTTAGTGACGCCGCACGCGATGCTTTACCGTCAACAATACCCTCCCACGGAACATACCCTCCGTCTCCGGCATTTGAGTAGGATAATGAAATACTCTTTTTGTAATTTTCACAATTACTGGGGTCAGGTTTATAAATATTCGCCCCTAATCCATAATTATCAACACAATCACCCGAAGCATTTAATTCCATCCTATCCGGACATTTCGCGATTTCAGGTGGCCATTGTTGCGAGCTCTTTGACTTCCAGAGCAAAATCGCGACAGTTCCCACCGAGATAACGAACGCGATGACCGCCAATATCAACACCATCTTCTGAATGGAGAGATTGAAAAAGTTGCTAAACATCCCTGTGCCGCCACTGCCGCTGCCGCTGCCACTCGCACCAGATGACGCGCTTCCAAACGCGGACGAACCTATATCTTTCGCTTTTGAAATGAAATCCATACTACTACTATTATATATTCTATATAATTTATATAAATACTCTATATAATTAACTGTACATAAAATAGTATATATCCGTATAATGAACCGGTTTGAGTATCGCACATTCCCCGAAGAGACATTTATCGGACAACCAAAGAACGGGCGTCTGGATATTGTCACCCCCCAAACACAGGACCAGTTCGCCCTTTATGATAAAAATCCGGTCCATCAATGCGTGACGTACCGTGACGCACTCAACGGCATCTGGGAGAACACGCCGCTTTCCAACGCATTCTTTAGCAAGGAGAATATGCAGATTATCCAGAATGGAATCCGCGCGGGTGTGTATCAGAGGTCGCGCGGCAAGTATGTCGTCGGCGAACAGGACTGCGATACCCTGCGCATCATTATGCGGACGATTTATCTCCAAAATTCGGCCAATGCGCCGACTGCCATCCGCGAGCAGATTATCGAGTTGAATGAATTAGTATTTGAATATTGTGTTCCTCGGGTCCACGGTGAGGCGGAGGGATATATCCAATATAAGCGTGATGTGAGTAATATGTATACACCGATGGCGCGGCCGAATTTCTCGGATTACAAGCACAAGACGCTGGAGTTGAAGCCGTGGTTCTAGTTTCTCTCTCAGACTCCACTCGTTGCTCACGAGGGACTCCACTCGGGCTATCGCCCTCCTTTCGCCCTCGTTCGCGGTCTTGCTCTATATTGGCTCCAAAATAATAAAAAATGTGTTGTTTTTTATTATTGGTGTGTGTGTGTGTCCGTATATGGCTCCGTATATGGCTCCGTATATGGCATCATATCAGACGCAGCCGAGCTACTTCTTCACCACCATCTTTTTCTTCGTTGCCGCCGCGCCTCCTCCGCTCGCGCCCGTCGTTGTGCCCGCCGCCGCCGCCTCCGCTGCCGCCGCCCACTTCTTATACTCCGTCTCCAGTTCATCCAAGTCCTTGGTCCACAACGCATGAATCGTCGTATCGGTGAGTCCCTGATGTTGCGCGCGCTTGGAGTCGCGCTCGGCCAGAAGGTGGCGGACATTCTCATCCGTCACACTATCCATCGGCATTTTCAGCAAATATTTAAACTCGGTGTCGCCTTCAATGTGCTCGTATCCGTGCGCGGTCATCTTCGCGAATACAGCCTCCTTCGTCTGACGACGCAATTCCAAGCTGTCGTCAAGCACTTCCTGGATATACCGGGCGCGGTTCGTCAGGACGCGCAGTTCATTGCCGAGTTGTGCCAGCATTGCGGCCTTGCGCTTTGAATACAGGGAGAGGCGTTCCACGTAATAATCCTCAATGACATTGTAGATTGTCGCATATTTCCGCAGTTTTTCACGCGCGTCGAAGAGGTTCATATTCGTGGTGCTTTGTGTTGTGAATAACCCGAGGAGCTTCTCCAGTTTGTTCGTTCCGGCGTCGGCGTCCACGATGGCGGCTTCCATGTCTTTCGGCGTATGTGGATAGGACGGATGGAACGTCACGGTGATATCCACGACAGAGTCGGTTGACATATCCGTATACTCTTTGAGAACGGGGACACCGGTGGCACCGGCCTTGTCTTTGTCACTCGCCACCGGCGCTTCCATCAACTTCTCTAGGAACTCTTTATAATCGTCTGTCCAGGTCCCGATGGGGAGCTCGGTGATGCGGACTTTACGGTCGGCGATGATTTCGTAGGTGCCTTTGATGAGGTATTTAGCGGAGGCTGCGTTAACGGAGGCTGCGCTAACGGAGGCTGCGTTAGCAGCCGGAGTCGGAGTCGGAGCCGGAGCCGGAGCACTGGAGCTCGCTGCCACGTTAGTGGCGGCACCGGAGGTCGCGATATTCTTGATGGTTCCCTTGAATCCCTTGAAATACGGCTCAATCACCGGGCGGTCAGCGTCCGGAGTCCCGCGAAGCATCGCCCGAATATACGCAATGATTTGAAGCGGATTATGCGGTATAACATCCGTGCTGAATCCCGTGCCGATTCCCTTGCTTCCATTGACGAGAATCATCGGAATCGCCGGCGCGTAGTATATAGGCTCCACCATCTGCCCGTCATCGTCGATATACGACAACACCGCGTCATCTTCTTGGCGGTAGATGAGGCGCGTGAGCTTATTGAGTTGGGTGAAGATGTATCTTTCGCTCGCAGAATCCTGACCACCTTTCAAGCGCCCGCCAAACTGACCGTTGGGTTCGAATAAGTTGATATTGTTACTGCCGACGAAGTTCTGCGCCATCCCCACAATCGCCGCATTCAGACTCGCCTCGCCGTGGTGATACGCCGAATGCTCGGATACGTAACCACTGAATTGCGCCACCTTTATTTCGGTTTTGAGACCCCCCTTCTTGAACGCCGCATACAGGATTTTACGCAGCGATATTTTCAGTCCATCCATCAGGTTGGGAATAGAACGCTCATTGTCGTAGATGGAGAAGTGGATGAGACCGCGGTCGATGAACTCTTCATACGGAATCGCCGGTTTGGATGTATCAAGGAACGCCTCGCGCGAATAATTCGACAACCACTCCTTCCGGTCATCCGCGCGCTTCTTATTGAACGCCATATCCAGGCGGTCATCGGAGGATTGACCTGTATGGACGAACGCGACCATCTTCTTATGCTCGAAATACTCCTTGAATTCCTTCCCGGTGCTCGTGCCTAAACCTTTATAATATTTCGTGGACCAACCCGCGGGGACAACCTCCCCGGGGAACTGTTTCTTCCACGCATCAAACTCGCCGTCATTATAGAAGAGCACTTCTTGTGCCCCGCGCCTCGCTTTCAGGATGGGTGTATTCATAAACCCGATGAATCCGGGAATCTTCGTGAGCGACGGCCACTCTATCTGGAAGAGGTTGATTCCGAGACCCTGGATATGCGCGCCGTCTAAATCCTGGTCGGTCATAAACAGCACCTTGCCATAACGCAGCCGTGTGGCGACATCTGCGGGTGTATACGTCTTTCCTGCTTCCAATCCGAGGATTTGCTTGATTTCCGTAATCTCGCGATTCTCCGCGATTCGTTTCGTCGTCTCGCCGTGGACGTTGAAGAGTTTGCCCTTCATCGGGTAGACGCCGATATAATTCCTGTCTTCCTTGCTTAACCCACTGATGATACCCGCTTTCGCTGAATCACCCTCGCATAAGATAATGGTACACTGCGCGGATTTGTCCGGCGACCCCGCATAGTTTGCGTCTACGAGTTTAGGGATACCGCGGATGGTGCGCGTCTTCGCGCCGTCGGTCTTCTTCGCTGCTTTCGTGTCTTTGACTTCGGTGAGCGCGCACGCAGCGTCCATCACGCCCATCTTCGCGAGTTTCTCGATGAACTCGTCGCTCACTTTACAACTAGAGCCGAAATTGGCGACAGCTGTGCCGAGTTCGTCTTTTGTTTGACTGGAAAACGACGGGTTCTCGATATCACAGCGGAGGAAGAGCATCAATTGCTCCTTGATTGTATTCGGCTTGACGTCGACCTTCTTCTTCTTCTTGATCACCTCGGCCAGTTTACGGACAATTTGGTTGGTGATATACTCGACGTGCTTGCCGCCGCGGGGGGTGTAAATCCCGTTTACGAACGAGACGTGGGCGAACTCGTCGGTGGTCGTGAGGCAGACCACGTATTCCCAGCGGGGGTCAGGGCACTCATAGATGCGCTTCACGCCGCCACCCTCGCTGCCCACCCCCTTCGCGCCAATATACAAGTCAACATACTGCTGGAAATGACGCACGGGAACGAGTGCGCCGTTGTATTTGACTTTCACGGTCTTGTCGGTCACTGCGGCGATATCATAGGTGCGCTTCAGGAACAGCGCGGCCATATCTGCCGTGAGGTTGTTGGCGGGGAGTCCGAAACGCGCGTAATCCGGGCGGAAGCTGACGCGGGTATAAGGCTTGACCTTGGATTTCGTGACCACGGGGGGCACGATTTCCGAGAGATTGTTTTGGAATTCTTGGCAGTATTTCAGACCGCGGACGTGATCGACGGTCTCCACTCGCCCCCATACGGACCAAATGAGGACAAGTTTGAACCCGAACCCATTCTTCCCGCCGACGATTTTCTCCTTCTTGTTTTCATCGTAGTTGGTTGATGTGCGAAGATGGCCGAAAATCATTTCGGGAATCCATAGTTTATGTTCGGGATGCTGGGCGACATCGATGCCATTGCCGTCGTTTGTCATATGAATCGTTCCATCGGCGGGGTCGATTTCGACTTCTAGAGTAGTGACGGGGAGTGCGTCGGGTTTGCCGTCGGCGACGGCTTGGGCCTGGCGGACGACGTGATCGCGCATATTTACCATACCTTCGTCAAAGAGCTTGTATAATCCGGGGATGTAGGTGATCGGGCGTCGGGTCAGGAGGGTCGGAGCAGCGGTGGCTGGTGCTACGTCCATTATGTATTCTATTGTCTCTGTGGGTTCAATCGTTCCAATATAGGTGTCCGGTTTTTTGAGAATGTGTTCGCGGTCGGTCATCTTTTGATATTTCTGGAGGTCTTCGGTAGCGGCATCAGCGGCGGCACCGCCGGCGGCGGATTTAGAAGTAACTTTAGGTGGCATTGCGAACGTAAACGGGTGCTGTATATGACGAATATAGGTTTAAATTACAATCAATTTTATTTTGCGGAGAATATGTATCGTTAACGACACACCGCCACCGCCTCCGCCGACTCTGCTCTGCTCCATTCCGCTCCGCTCCGCTCGATATGGCCGCTCCACGTTATCGCACCACCTACGGGATGGGTCTCACCTGTAATGATATTTACCGCATCGGCGACGCACTCGTCCAATATGACGCATCGGGCAATCCCGTCGTCATTAATGACCCGTTCCGCGTTCCATATTTTAAGTGCCCCACCCTCACGAATCCTACCGCCGGAATGGCGACATCCACGAATAACACGAATATAACAAAGAAGATGCGGTATGCGCAAGATGTCCGCGTCGCCACTGAAACCAAAAATGTGAAAAAGGTATATGCGGTGAATAATCTGAACCGATTCGGTAGATGGTCGGGGGCTCCTGGCGGGTTTGGCGCACCGGTGACGAATTCCTTCTAATCAATGAATGGAATGAATGAGTGGATGAGTGAATCTATGAACGAATCCGCAATATTTTCTAATGATAGTTTATAACGAGAGATTTAGCAAAATGGTGAAACGTTGCGACCGCAGTGATGATGGTTATTACCACATGCATGGCAAGAAATATGAAATGTTGGAGGGATCTCGCGCCCAAGTCTGGCACGGAACTGCCTATAAGACCCCCGGGAATCTTACCCGCGCAGAATTGATTTTTAACAAGCACGGCCGTATTGTTTCCGCGAAGAAGCACGTGACCGCGAAGAAGGAGAACCGTCTGCGCAAGTATGGCTACACTGCTCGTAAGGGCAAGTTTGGCGCCATTAAGATTAACTCTAAGTCAGGCAAGCGTAGTCGTCTCGTCGCTACCCCCAAGAGGCGTTAACCGTGTCCGTCAGTGTTGTAATACTATTATTATCGGATGTTATAATAGTATTATAACCTTATAATAGTATTATCGGAGGTTATAACCAGGACCATAATTCTATGTTCACGAATAATAACATTATCATCGGTTATATTTTAGATTTCCTACAACAGAACAAAATATGGGTTGCTATAACGATTATAACAACGCTCATATGTAATCCCATTGAGATGATTGTATTATCCGACCTATTTTCGAAATTTACATCCGCCGTCAATAAACTGGAATACCAGAATTCTATTACGATTCTATTGAAGATAGCCGGATTAAGCGTATTCGTGGATACCGTGTATATGGTGAGTAATTATTTCGACAAGATTTACTATCCAATGATGGAGAAATTCATCCGATTCGAGTTAATCGACGTCATCTTCAAGAATATCGAAGTGAACTATGAAAAAGAAGACATATCTAATCACATCATTAAAGCATTGAAGATACCGAATACAGTGACGTCATTTACCGGCAGGTTTATTTACTGGGTTGTGACGTTTGTGCTCACTACAATCGTAATTCTCGGGTATATACTGTATTTGGACCCGCTGATTGGCGCGATGACCTTACTCGTTTTTGTAGTGTTTTTCATTGCGTATTACTATATTTTATTGGATACGAAGAACACGTCCGAGCAACGTGAAAACGAAGAGAAGAATTTGATGTCGAACATTGATGACGTATTGAGTAATTCTATTAGTATTATATGTACTAAGAAAATCAAGGATGAAAAGGAATTCTTGACGAATAAACACAGTATATACGACGACGCACACGAAACTCAATTATGGAGCACATCCAAGGGAGGATATGCGATGTCAATCATCGTTACAATCATACTGGTAATATACGTATATGTCATTCTTCGTTTGTATAAAAATCATAAAATCGACGGCACATCCACGATAAAGGTCATCATTATTATGTTGTTTTTCATTCGGTATATCAAGACATCGGCGCAGAGAAGCATTCTCGTGATTGCGGAGTATGGCAAGCTTGCCGAAAATGAAATGGATATTCGCAATCTTTTAGTGGATAAGGCGGAGGTGACCGGATATAAAACAAATATACCGATTACGGGGGATATTGAGTTTAAAAATGTGTCGTTTAGATACGCGGCCACGGCCACAGCTACGGGGACGGGAACGAAAACCCTCGACAATGTCTCTTTTAAAATCAACCCGCGCGACCGGGTCGCCATCATCGGAACAAACGGCAGCGGAAAATCCACCATTATAAAATTGTTGTCCGGGTTTTTCAAGCCGACCGAGGGGCAGATTTTCTTTGACGGGGAAGATAGTCGCAATATCAACCGCGAATACCTGCGAAGTAAACTATCCATTGTGTCCCAAAAAGTGGTGTTATTCAATCGGTCGGTGCTGGATAATATATGCTACGCGACCAATACGCCGAAAGAAGAGGTCGTCAAAATCCTGGACCGCCTGAAAATAATGAATGTGTTTAAGAAACTGCCCCAGGGATTGGATACGATGGCGGGGGCGAGAGGCGAGAAATTGAGTGGAGGCCAGCGCCAGATTATTTACTTATTGCGGAGCTACTTGAGTAACAAACCGATTACGATTATGGATGAGCCGACCGCTGCGGTGGACGCGTTTCATAAGAAATATGTCATCCAGATGATGGATGAAATGGCGAAAAAGACCACGATGATTGTGGTGACACATGATTCTGAATTCGCGGCGTCGTTTCATAAGAAAATATACATTGAAGGAGGGCGGATTATGAAAGTCGAGGGCGGCGGTTCGATGACGCATTGGGTCTAATGCGCGATTCTATATAACTTTTATGACAAGGCGGCGTCGTCGTCGTCGTCGTCGTCATCCACCGCCCACCACTTTATCGTAATCATCCCGTTATCGTCCAGGTATTCGGCGTATTCCTCCACGAAATACTTCTCGAAATACCGCTTGCTAATAATGCGCCGCTTCGCTACCATGTAGCACTTCCCGCAATAATATTCGTATGCGTTGTATAACGGTTGAGGGAACGAGAGATTCAGGGCGACGCAATGGTCGCGGAATTCTTCTAGATATCCGTTGATTTCGGCGTTCTTGTTCCACAGCCCGCACCCCACATTTAGGATATACTTATCGTCTTCAATCACGACATCGGGGTAGAAATGGCGGAGTATGCCGAGAAGGGTGGTGTCCGAGGCGGAAGCAGCGGCGTAGTCCTTGAATAGTGTTGAAAGTTCATCAATTTCCAACTCTATTTCTGTATCATTTACGACACAATGGTCGCCCCAAAACTGGCGAAACTGGCAGACGACGGGGAGGTAGCGGCTGGTGCGGTGGGGGAATGCGTCCGCTATGGCTTTGCCGTATTCCGCCAGCTTCGCCCGCAATGTCGCGGCAAAAAACATCGTTGGCAAACGAAACTCCGAGAGATACATCTTCCACAAATACAACATATTCGTCATTGAAATCTCGTGGTCGGCGGATGCGGGCTCTGTCGCGTATTCTACAAACTCACTGATGATTTGCGGGTCGGTGCGGTCACGCAAATAGAGCGCGTGAGATGCGACCCCAGGCGTCTTACAATGATGATCTAAAAACCCGTCCGCACTACCGAACCTGTGCGAATAATGCGCGGCAACACAGAATAAGTCAATGACGGCGGATTTCAATTCAGGCATATGCGAGAGATGGAGGAATGTGGGGCGGTGGTGCGCGGAGACGGACGCAGCAGTCGCGGTGGCGTCGATATCCACAATCCGGCAATCCTTATACTGGTGCTCATAATATTTGAACTTGAATACGGTGGAAAACGCACCGGAGTTTAACCCGAAGAGTCCGCTCGCCTCCGCGCCCAAATCTTTGATGAATTCTTTGGCGACGGGGGGGACGAAGTAGACGAGAGCGGACGCGGAAGCGGAAGCCGACGCGGAAGCGGACTTCTTTAGGAGAATATCGCCGAGGATGGTGAGGAAATACTTGGCGTGATCGCGGGTGCGGAAGAGCGCGGGGTAGAGGAGCCCGATGACATTCTGGATGGTGCGGGATTCGGGGATGGAGGAGAGAATATCGCGGGATTGGATGCTTTTGATGATTTTGTTTTTGATACGGTATTTTATTGCGCTTGTTCCGGAGGCGGAGGCGGAGGTGACGTCTGATACTGTAATATCTGATAGAATGCGGTGATGAATCTCATCCTCGTGTATCAGTGAATACCGAACCTGGTTGTTATACGTGAAATACAACTCGGATGCTGGACAATAGAAATATTTCGTTCTGTTTAAGAATGTCTCGGTTATTTCGTCGGCGGTGACTGCGAGAGATTTCTTCCGGGTTTCGCGTTCGGCATGCGCGGCCTGGTAGTTTTTGATGGATTGCGGGAGCTGTGTTTTCACATAGGCGTGGATTCGTTCAAGGATATATTCGTTGCCGGGGATGGCCGCGTTTGTATTCCATATCTCCGAGAGAATGGCGATGGTGTCGGGGAGGGAAGCGGGATTGTGTGTAGGGGCGGCGGTTGACGACATTTAATAGTATGAATATATATAGTTTTATTATTGTTTGTGGGGGGTAAACTGTGTTAATGGCGGAAGCAGTGCCTACAGAAATAAACATTTTCGCAAGAGATATTAATTTTGCTATACTTGAGTTTAAAGAATCCAACAAAAATGAACTATTCCAAAAATTATTTGAGTTGATGACGTTTGAATGTGGACAAATATGGGAAGTTGTTCTACACAGTACTAGTTATACACAGACAGTCGGGAGTGTGAATCTTACTACTACAATTGAAAGCTTATTAGAACAATTGGAAAGTATTTTTTATTCAAAAAGTAAATGGATAAAAGAAGATGGTTCTAACGAATTTGATAATAAAAAGGATATAATTAAAGAAACGGCAAGAATAGTAAAGGAATCATACAGGATTGACCCTATACCGAGTAGATTATTTTTAGAGTTTTTGTTATTTGTTGCTAGAAATATTGTTATACTAAAAGAAGACAGAAGTAAATTTGATAGAATATCTTGTTTAGGAACACTGGCAAGGCGTTCTGACCAAGAATCCGTTTTAAATATTGCTCAAGAAAAAGATAGGTTTTTTACGATTACAACAGAACAAACAACAAAAGAAATTTTTCAGCAAATATTACAAATTTATGAAGAATGTGGTATTACATTTACAGGAAATATATCAATATCTCACATAATTGGTCAATTATGTGAAGGAATTACTGGTACGGTTATGCAAACCGAATCATCACAATCACAATCATCAGATGAACCCTTGAAAGTAAGATCTGTAATTGAACAAATGTTACTTAATAGATATAATAATGAAACGGAAGCTATTGTTCAGACGAGTCCTCCACCAGTAAAAAGCGGGATAACAAAAACCAAACCCATAAGTAGTATCCGGAATCCATCATATTTGGTTCTCAGTAGTAGAACAAAAGCACGACCCGATGCAACAACAAAACAACCAGCAGCAGTTCAACAGAAACCACCATGTCCATATGGGTCAAAATGTTATAGAACAAATCCCCAACATAAACTTGACTATTCTCATCCTAATAATCCACCTTGGAGGCCTGGTGGTGGCAGTGGTAAATCCAAACGCAGCCACTACCGCTCTTCCGCCAAACGCTCCCGCCGCCGCCTCTCCACCAAACGCACCCGCCGCACCACCCGTCGTCGTTAACCAAACCCATTATTTTTGCTACATTGCGGAAAAAATAATGGAATAACCTATTTAGCGCCTGCGCGAATACTTGCGACGGTTCTTGGAGCCATTCTTGCGAGAACGGCCGCCCTTCTTGGACTTCTTGGCAGACTTCTTTTGACGGCGGCGCCTGGAACGACGGCGACCGCCTGCGGGTCCGGCTGCGTTTTCGGTTGAGGCTGCGTTTTCGGTTGAGGCTGCGTTTTCGGTTGAGGCTGCGTTTTCGGTTGAGGCTGCGTTTTCGGTTGAGGCTGCGTTTTCGGTTGAGGCTGCGTTTTCGGTTGAGGCTGCGTTTTCGGTTGAG